GTTGTAGTGAAAATAAAGTTCAATAAAAGGATTCTCTTTATTGAATTTGTAAGGCACCAATCTGATTGTGTGTTTGCCTGGTGCTGGCTTCCAAAGTTCTACTGTAGTTCTTTGGGTGTTCTGAAGCTTGTTCAGTCTGCTTTTAATAGCATCTAAATTAATTGCCATGTCTTTTAAGTTTTAAGCGTTTAAGTTTTATGGTTTTATTTAAGTGTCTTTCCTACACTTCCGTTACACATATAAGTATAATAGAAATACAAATATACGAAGATTTCCTGATATTTCCAAATCTTTTTTGGAGTATATTTTTTGGGGAAAAGTATGTAACAAATATACGAAAAATTTGTTACAAAACCAAATAAAAAAGGGAGTATTTAACTCCCTTTTCTTTTATGCTAATAAATGATAGTATTCCTTAAAGTGTTTTATACGGTCTGCTAATCCAATAGTTCCGCCATTTACTCTTTTTGTAATAGTTGTTACTACCGCATCGGTTGCACCACCATCAGCCATTTTGTTCAAACCATTCTTAGACCAGAACCATGCTGCTGAAAGTAAAGCGTGCTTACCACTAACTATATCAGGGTTGTTTGTAATATCTTCACCGATTGATTTACCAAATTCAGTATAGTTTGCTCTACCTGTCAATTGGATATATCCTCTACCACGAAACTTAAAGCCATCTCCGCTAGCCTCATCACCATTACTCATACGATTTGCATATACTTTGTTTGCAATCTTTTGTGGGTTTCTTTGGTAAGCGTTTGCAATTGCTTCGGTTGGGAAATATTTTTTGAATATTCCCATTAAACCTTTTGCTGAATAGTTTAAGTTTTCCTGTGTTACTCTAAATCCACCACTCTCATGTCCGCATTGTGCTAAGAAATGTGCCAATCTTAATGGAGTGTTGATTTGGAATTTAGCTGCAGTATCAGGAATCATTTGAATAACCGCATCAGGAACGTGTCCTTTTAATTTATCTAATTTCAAACCACCAACAGGTACGATAGGTGCAGGTGGCGGTGGTGGTGGAGTATTCTCTCCCATAATCATCGCCCATGTTTTATCACCAACGATACCATCGGCAGGAAGTCCGTGCTTAGCTTGGAATTCTTTAACTGCCTGTTCTGTCTTAGGTCCAAAATTAGTAACTGCTGGAGAGATACCTAATTTCTCCTGCATCAATTTTACGTTTTCGTTGTTATCACCTTTTTTTAATAACATTGTAATATTATTTATGTTCTTCAGTTATAACTTCTTTTCCATCACCAAAATCAATTACTTCAAAAACTCTTGTCTGAATTTTCTTAGTTCCTTCGGCATTGGTTAATATGATTGAATTTTTGAACTTTTGCCAATTTATGACAAAAGAAGTATCCAACACCCCACCATTTTCTTCTTTAACCAATTCGTTAAGAGCATTAATAGTGTATAATGTATTAGATTCTTTTTTTCTATGTATTAAAATTGTATTTTCCAACGGAGTTTCAGGTTGGAAAGCTGTATCAATATTGTACGTGATGAATAATTCGTCTAAATTCCCCTTATTTTGGAGAATATAGATGTAATTATAAACGATGTGGTAAGTTTCACGGATTAATTGTAAAGTATTTTGTAACTCACCCTTCGTTGTAAACGTACACAAAAGTTGTGTTTTCATCGGCTTCTATCCCTTCTTTTTTTGTTTTCAAATATAAATATCAAAAAACCGATGAAGGGGTATTTTTACTTAATTATCCGTATATATTTTTATTAGCTTGCTCTAATATTTTTGCAAATCGTCTATCAAGTTGCATTTCAAATTTAATCTGTCCACCATATCCAACACCATCTTCTCTAGCTACAATTGTAGCAATAGGTATTATTTTACCCTTTGGACCAGCTTGATAAGCTAAGTAAGGTGGTTCTTCATTTGTTACTGCAAATAAACCTTGTTTAATTTGTTCAAAATTAGATGTTTCAAATATATTTTGTAATACTGCTCTATCTAATGAATTAGGCCCAATAGCCATTGATTCTTCACCCTCACCAACTGCTTTTAATGGAAATTCCTCTCTAATAGCTGTTAGCATACCTTGCTTTAATTTAGGATTATTACCTAATGAAGATATTACTGCTTTTTGATGAGCTTTGTGCGTATTCTGCACATATTGAATATACTTTTGAGATGCTTTATCTCCCTTCTTTGCTGCCGTAGCTATGGCAGATAGTACAACTTTATTAATATCTCTACTACCCTTTCCAGCTTCTAATTTTTTAACAGCGGTTTCTAAATCAATTTTTTTAGATTTAATTAATTCTTGAAACTCTGCGTCTTTAGCTACTAATTTTTTTAAGTTAGCTAAATTTTTTGAACCAAATGAATATAATGCTTTTCTTTGATTTTTTTGATATACAATTGGATTAATATCATCGGAAATATTAGGGTCCCATTCTGATAATTTTCCAGTTCCAGAATTTAAGAAGTTTACTGCTGTTGATTTTTTTAATGAAACTTCATCTAATATTTCTTGCCCGTCTTTTGTTTTTATTTTGAAATAAGCATCAGTTGAAAATCCTTTGTTCTTTTTATAATCTTTCAATCCCATTGCTTCAACTTCACCCTCAGTATCCCAAGAACCAGCAACAATTTGTGCACCAGGATATTCTTTTGCTAATCTATTTCTGATTGCTTTTCTATTATTCATTGCCGCTTGAATCCAACTTTTAGTTACTATTCTTTTTCCTTCAATTTTCAAATCAGGGTTTGCTTTAATTTGAGCTTCCTCATGCTTTATTAATGAATCAAAAAAAGATTGAGCTTGCTTATCATCTAAAGTTGTACTAACCATTGTCATCAATTCACCAGCTTGAGCTGATATTTGTCCTGCTCCACCTGGTAAATCAGAAAAGTATGACCACTTAGCCGTTTCATTATTTGCTTTTGTATTCATCATTCGTTCCAATGCTTTTAAGTGTCTTGGTGGAACTTTTGAACCCGCATATAATTCTTTTGGAAGTTTGTATGGTGGTGGTGGAGGTCCTACTTTATTTTTTTTATTTTTTACTTCAAATTTTGAATCATCTGGAATTTGCTTTTGTGTAAATTCTTTTGATTTTAATGTATCAATTTTTTGTAAAGTTTTATCTTTGCCACCAATTATTCTAGAACCTTTAGTTGGTTTAGTAGATGTTGGTTGTGTTTTTTGCTTGTCTAATTCTTTTTCTCCAGTTTTTCTAAAACCCAATCCAGCTCCTTTAATTTGCTTTGGTTTTTCAATTCCCAATTCTTTATCACTAACTCCAGCTTTTTTAAGTAAACCAACTGCAGCTTTGTAAGCTTGTAATTGACCTTTATTTTGAGAATCTTTGTACTTTAGAGCAGAAGCAACTTTTATATCTCTTCCTGTTTCTGTATTTTTAACTGTTTGATTTAATACATTATTTGCTGCTGATACTGGATTTGCTTCATCAATAAATCCATAAATCATTTCTAACATTAATTCATCAGCTAATTGTAGGTTTTCTTCTTTCATTTGTGGTTCTTCCATTTTGGTTTCTCCTTTTGCTTTCTTTTCTTCGTAAGAGTTAATCATTTCTTCCATTTGTTCTTGACTGATTTCCATATCTTCCAAACCTTGCGCAATCATTTCTATAAACTTCTTCATATTTGCATCCATTTCTGCTTCACTATCTTTATCCGCAAATACTGCAGCTCTACCTGCACCTTTTAATATTGTTTCACCAACAACGTGTGGTACAAATTCAATAGCAACGTGCTTAGCAAAACCGGCCGCACCATACGCCAACCCACCCATAGCAGCACCAAATAATGCAGTAACTACAACTTTTTTAGCAACAGCTACCATTGCTTTTTTCTGTTCAGGTGTTGGTTCTACTCCATAAAAGAAACTACCCACTCCCTCAGCTGCCGATTTGAATTCATGCATCTCATGCTTAAATCCATCTTTTATGGCCTTCCAAGCTCCCTTAGCTTTATCTTTAATAGCTTGGGCAACAGTTCTTCTTGGTTCTGAACCTGCTTTGTAGTATCCTTTTTCAAAATATTCTTTTTCAGATTGAGTCCACTTTTTTAATTTTGCTTTTATCTTATCGGTAAAAGATTCAGGCTTTATTGAACTAACTTGCTTAGGTTGTTCTTCACCAGCTTTACCAGTTGTTTCACCTTGCTTTTTTGCAGCAATACCAATATCTTCAGCAAATTTGTTACACATTGGTATAGCATCTTTAATATCCATATCAATTACTTCACACTTCATTGGTATTTGTTTCTCAGGATATTTTGCGTTATATGCTGCGATTGCTGCCCATCTATGGTGTCCATCAATTACAAAACCATCTCTACTTACAAACACAGGGCCTGTTATACCCGGATGATTAGGGTCTTTTTCTAACGCACTCATCATACCAACTACTTTATCACCACCCAATTCACTTTGTGTTGCTTTTAATTTATCAGCGGCCACTTCCGTTTGAGTTGTTGTAATTCCTTTTTCTTTTAACATTTCTCTAAACACCGGTTCTGTATCAACTTCCCCGTCCTTATTTACCGGCATTTTCTCTGCTCTACTTCCCGGCACAGGCTTACCTTTGAATTGTGGCATTTCTTTTCTTTTGATACCTAAATTATCATCGCAATAAAGGTTAGTACCAGGCACAGTTATATCACACAAATTTATATCAGGTGCTTTTTCACCTTTTGCTTTTGCTGCATCTACTATTTCTTTTACCTTAGATATATTTGTATTAAAATCTTTAAGGTCTTCCTTTTCAATACCATCTGGAATATCTGATGCTCCACCAAATACTTCTGGGTCAGCTTGTGGAATTTCTTCTTTTACATCTTGTGATGGAACAGGATCAAACCCCTTTGGTTCTTCTTTCTTAGGTTCTTCTTTAGGAGTTTCTTCTTCATCACCCTTTGCCAATTGAGCTTGAATTTCTTTTTCTTTTTGCAAACGAGCGCCCATAGCAGGGTCAGTCTTTGGGTCAAACATAGCTTGAGCCTGTTGCTGTTTCTCTTTCTCAGCATCAGCCCCACCTTCTTTATCGGCCTCTTTACCTTTTGGTTCTTCCGGCTTTGTTGGTTGACCTTCACCACCCAAATCTTTATTTAATGCATCTCTTTCTTCAGAACCTTCTGGTGGAAGTGTTCTTTCTGCTGCTTTACGGCCAGGGTGTTCTGCTGGTAATCTTAATAAGTTACCAACGATACCTTCCGCATCTTCACCTTTTGTATTTTTATAATTAATTTTTTTGTTAAGTGCTGGATTTTTGAATCCGCCCTCTTCGGCTTCACCCAAAAGATTTTTTACTAAATCGTTTTTAATGTGAGATAATCCCATCTCATCTAACACTTCACTTAATTCTTTTAGATGTGCAGGATTTTTTGGATTTGGCATACCATCATTTACTCGGTATGACCATTCGGATACTATTTCATTAATTAAATGTGATATACTCATAATTCATTAGAATTTGTGGTCAGCTGGTTCACATATCATTTCTAATTCTTCCCATTTGAATTTTGGTCTTTCATTTAGAAATACAAAACATTTCCATTTATTTGATTTTTCAAAGTAAATGTGTTTTTGTAAATGTGATGGGATTGCTGCCCCGGTTGGTACTCTTTTAACAGGAGTATCAAAGAAAGTTTTTATTAAAACGGTGATTGGTTCTACATCATCCCATTTACGAATTTGTTCTTCTAACATTCTCCACTCACCTCTATTAAGATATTGATTTTGCATTATTGAATTTAGATATGAAAACGTCTGCTTCAAATTAGCCTCATTATCAGAGAATGTTGCTGCAGGTGCACCATGTCCTTTATCGTAAACGTTTCCTTTGTAATCATCACCATCCGAAGTTTTAACTCCTTTTTCGGTATAGAAATCCATATGACCTCTATTAACATTTGTAGGTCTATTAGTTGAACGATATTTGATGATTAGTGGTTGCTCTAAAGATTGTGAATAAAGTATATCAAATACTTCATTTTTTACTCTCACATCAGGCAATTGTCCAAAAGATGTTAAAGAAACGATTAAAAAAGAAAAAAGGAACATCAATTTTTTCATATTATAGCATATTTTTGTATATACTATAAATATACCCACTAAAGGTTTCCGTAAGTTTTTCCCCAACTTGCTTTGATTGGAAACCCACCATCCTCAATTATGGCTTTCAATCCCTTTATCAATTCCTTATCGGCATCAATGGGTACATCAAATAAGAACGAGTCATAGGTGTACAAGTCTAATGTAATATCAGTACCCCTAATATAATCCAAAATCCTTCTCATTTTCTCCACATTCATTTCAGTCTCAACGGCTTGAAGTAAGTAGTTGAATACTTTTTGAGCATTGGGTTGTTCTATCCAATCTAAAGGGATATGACGATGTGGTGTTTGTAAGTAACCCTGCTTTTGCGTTTCAACCCAAAGGTTATCAATGTAATCGGCCACCTTATCAAAGTATGGGATTTGGCGGAATTCGGCATCAATACCACCATAAAGTAATCGGAACGTAATCCCCTTAGCTTCATCCACTCCACATCCATATTGTTCGGCCAACCACTCATGCACATTTCCATCAGGCATATCATACCCCACCAACTTACCAATCAATCGGGGGTGATATGCATTATAGTCCATTTGTAGGAATATCCCATCGGAGATAAAACAATCTCTACTACCATCCGATTTATTTAGGGCAGCATAGTTCACACCACCATGTCTATTGGATGGACGGCCGGTTACAGTGAATGGATTGTATTCGGTGTACACTACATTATCGGGTGAAAGCTGTTTGGAAGCTTGAGGCCATCTATCAACAAATTTTTCCCTATCGACCCGAATCCCAAATCGTTCAATATCTGAAAGGGTAGGAAGGAATATATCATTGTACCAATTATAAGTTTTAGTTTTTTGTCTATAAGTTTTTCTTAATTCAGGTTCTATTGCTTCCGCAAGTTTAAGAATGGGAATAGATTGAATGATGTCCTCTTTGTAACCCTTATGAATAAAGGGAGCTACTAAGTGTTGTAGTGGTTGAGAGTAGTCTATTGTTTCACCATGCTTTAAGAAGTAAGCGGTGTCAACATCATTCAACCCATCCCTAATTGTAACAAAAGATTGTAGTAGCTTTTTCTTTTGAAATACCCACTTTTCTCCGGCAGTATTCAACAACCCAGCTATTTGCTCATTAGAGAGTGATATAGCGTCTGTATGTTGTTGTGGTACAATATACTTGTCCGTTAGGGTTCTAATGAATATAAACGAAATAGGAGTGTTTTGTGGGTGCTTATCATTATCCACCCACAAAGGATACCAAATGGAAACTTCGGTTTCCAGCTTTTCCTTTAATTCGTTCAATTCATCAATAGACTCGATAATTCTCATATACACAAATATACGAAAATTAGTTCAATTGGCAAAATTATTTTTGAAATATATCGGATATATCAACTACCCATAGCTTTGGGTTATATCCAAACTTTACTAAACCAGAGAGTCTAGTATTACCAGCTACCAAATCATAATCCGTATTTGAAAACTTAACTACGATTGGATATTCTACCAAACCATCGTTAATATATTGAAGAACGAACTTTTTCTTTTTTGGATTAAGTTCATCAAAGTTTAAGTCTACATTTCCTAATATATTTTTAATATCAGAAAATTTAACTATATATCCACTCTTACCCCTTTTAATCCATTCCATTCTACCCATATCAACAAATTCAGGGTAGCGTTCAGCTTCTTCCCATTCGGAATCAAAATTAGGTTTAATGTATCTAATTTCTTTTTGTTCTGGTAAAAGTGATTTTAATTTCATACTAATAAATATAAAAAATCCCAAGCTTAATAGTTTGGGATTTTATGGTGGAGATGACCGGATTCGAACCGGTGTCTTACGAAGTAAACATAATACCAGCTTGTCACACGTTTAGGATAAGGTTTAATCTTATTCACCTTCCAAAATAATTGGGGCCGTTTGGTTAGAACAGCGCTACCACCAACCGATTTATAGTTTCGGTAAACTTAGGTTTCACTTCTTTTTAATTTCCACGAGTGATGCGGAAGGGATTATGCTGCTACAGCGTAATCAGCGCCTACGAATGCCATAAGGTCATCGAAGGTCCAAGTAGATAATTCTACGTTGTCATTTATTGTTTGATTCCGTTATTAAAGTGGTTTGAGAACCATCCCACTACGTGTGATACTACGCCTCGCATCGCAATCAATTCCAAGGCATCCCCATATCAATAAATACAAATATACGAAAAATAAATTAAATTCCCAAATTATTTTTGGAAAATTGTAAAAGATTAGGAAGGTATAAAGTTATAGCTGGTATTGTTTTGCTTGCATATATCAATACCTTTTTATTAACAGTTTTTATTTCATCATCAGTACCACTTATTTTCCAATTTAATCTTACAGTTTTGAAAAATACGTTTGCTAACAATGTATTAAAAGTATTAGGACTTATTTCGTAAATTATAGAATTTTTATCGTTTGCTTTCTGTACAAAATAACGTTGAATATATCCCAATGTATAATCATCTTCTGTTATTGTAGGTACAAATGGTTTTATTGTTCTAACAGAATAATTTTTTGGAAGTGTTTTTTTTAATGTTTTATATCGTTTTTTGCTATCCATTTTAATTTTATGCTTTTCCTTGTCTAAACCCACCTTCTACTTCTGTTTTCCACAACATACCACTTAATACATGCTTTACTGCTGTTACTTGGAAAAATCCTTTATCACTATATTGTTGTGGCAACCCGCTTACCTTAAATTTATCACCTCTTTTTATACCACTTACACCATGTACTGTAAAGGAAAATTTTATTGGTAAAAGAATTGATACTTCTTCGGCTGCTACTTTGGTTTCAGAACCAATCTTTAATGTTTCGAATACGTGCTGGTCATCATATGCACACATATAATTTACCCCATAAACATCATCACTCCATTTAGCAGAACTTTCAACAATATCAACATGAGGTGCCAAACATACTTTTTCTAAAAATTGAGCAAACTTTTTTTCTACTTCTTTTTTATACTCATCACTTGTATCTTGCGAAGTATCAACTTCATTTTTTTGACCATAATCAGGTTTTCTTCGGTTTCCTTCATTTGTTTCATCTATAATTTTTACTAAAATTTTGTCTTGCTTACCAGAAGAAAATAATCTACCAGTAGCCGGTGGGCTTGAATTATTAATAGATTTTTTATTTCGTTCTCCAATGATTTGATTCATCATTGCCCCACCAATATTCATATCAAAAGATGATTCTAAAAAAACAGAATTTGGTCCTGATAATTCAAATACAGCTGTACTTTCTGTTTTTGTTTTTGGTGAAAGATTCATGTCAACAACCATTAATTCTAAAATTCCAGTTTTTGGATTTCCTGATTCTATAATTTGAAAATCCCACATTCCACCCGCTGCTGTGGAAATTCCATTTAGTATTTGATATAATGCATCTTTAATTAAAAAGTTTTTTGTTTCCAAAATACCTTTTACAAAATCAAAATTTACATATAAATCATCCAACCAACCCCATTTTCCTTCATCAACAGTTATATCCTCAGTTGTATCATCTTTGTAATAAATTTCTATTTCTTTTCCTAATGTATTTTTTGCTTTATTAGAACTTATATTACCTTTTGCTGGAAATTGTACAGATCTATCTCCAAATTTTACAGTATTATCAATTACAAGACCGTCATCCGTTGGATTTTTTCCTGTATTCTCAACTATTTCATAAAAATCAGGCGCTGGGGTTTGGGGGTTTGGTATAAACAATTTTTTTCTATCTGTACTAAAAATATGTTTGAATGCACCACAAATACATCTTTCTGTATTAATCTTAAATGTAACATAAGAACTTCCTATTTGAAATGCTTTGGATGGAATTCTATTCATTATTGCCATCAAAGTACCAAATCTTATAAACCTTTCATCCGGTATTAGTTTGACTGCTTCATCTACATTTATTGAAGCCTTTTCACCTGTTTCAGGGTCAGCAACTTGTATATCATCATCGTTTCCAAAAATATTTCCCCAAAAACCACCATCTTTATTATCATTAATAGCATCTATTACTTTTTTATCAAAATTTATGAAATTTACTGGATTATTTACATATTTATCTTTTTCTAAATCTTTTACTAATTGTGTTCTTCTATTTGATGGTAGTGAATTAAAACAAAATTTCCATCTTACCGTTTTAGGGTCATCATCTGTAAACCATTCATTAACTGCATAATCTAGATTTGGTGGTGGAGTTTCGGTTGTAGATTTATTCTTTCCATTATTATCAGCAGCCATCAAATACGCTGGTAATTCTGTAAATCCACACAATTTAACGTTTACATCCCAATATGTTTCACTTACAGCAACATTACCACCTACAACAAATCCCAAATAAACATCAGCCAATCCATTTCTTTTAGCTCTATATGAATTTACTTCTGAAATTGATTGATATTTTGAAATTGATGCTGCGCTTGATACTTTATTTCCCGATACCCCACTTGTAGTATTCCATCCCCATTCTAAAAAAACACAAAAGCCAGGCTCCATATAATAACTTAATATCGCATCTAATTGTTGAACCGAAAAACATCTTATTGTAAATTTTGCTTTTCGGGATAATTCACCAGCTCCCTCATCAACTTCTAAACTTGTTACAATAGGCGATGGTCTACCTGGACTTCCTTTTGGTGAACATTCTATGGTAGTGCCTTCCCAAGTAACTCCAATAACTCCACTATTTTGTGAACTCCCATATATTGTTTTTGCATTATTATCACCAGCTGCTGAAAATAAAGCGATGTTTGGATTTGAATATAATATACAACCGTCTCCTATCCCAGAAACAACTTTAACCCAACAATTTAATTTGGAAACTTCAAATGTATTGCCAGCTCTATTTTTTATTGTAGAGATAGCATATCCACTTATATTTGAAAATGCTGGGAAACTACTCATAACTTATATTTCGTTTTGGTCTGTTAATTTTCTTACTATCTCTATATAATTAGATGGAATTCTTAATATTGTTCCTTCTTCAAAACCAAAAATAGCATTATGTATATTATTTGCAGATGCTATAATCCACCACAAATTTGAATCATTATAAAATTGATATGCTAATGTATCTAATCTATCTCCGATTTCCGTAGCTACATATAAATCATCATCTCTTAATGGAATATCAGGATATATTCTAGAAACATATGCTGTTTTACCATCTCGAGTTTTTTTTGTTCTTGCCGAAGAATCATATCTACTTAAATCTGCCATAGTTATTTATTTATTTTGGTAACGATGTTGTATTTACTTTTTTACCATTATTATTTCTTTGTCTAGTTAAACCACTCTTTGCATCTTTATTATTTTGAGATGATTTTTGTTTTGATTTTATTTTATTTTTCTTTTCATCAGCCGGATTATTGTATTTGTTTTTACCCGGAACAAAACTATAAAGAGAAGCAGTATTAGCCGGTCCTTGTACAAATTTAATCCCTAATTGTATATCTACTATTTGTGGGGCTTGATAACCAGGTGAGAATCCACCAATTTCCCAAGGAAATGTATCATCAACCGAATATGTTAAATTTTCTATGAAACATTCTTTATTTTGATATATGCTTCCACCAATATCAGGATTACCCATACTAAAATATAATAAAGGTGGGGTAACTGAACTACCCGCACTTCGATTTATTTTAGGATAAACCATTTTTGCTAATTCTTCCAATTTATCCCACATAGAATCATGTTCAACTGGGTTTGTTGAGTAAACTCTTAAATTAAATGATACACTCCTTTCAATATTTGTATATGTATAATTATTATAAGGAGAACCTATAAATTTATTAGTATCCCAACTTGGTGTAAATGTTTCTTGAAATCCTGTAATTGTGCCTCTAAATCCAACTACTCCACCTGCAAAGTGTATAAACTTAACGTACATGAAATCATAGTTTGCTAAATCTTTATTTTTAGCATCCTTTTCTTCTTCAGGTTTTTTCTTTGCTAAAAAGTCTCCTTTACCAGTTTCAATTCCTAATTTAGAAGAAAAACTTTTATTTGCATTAGGGTCTTCATTTCCATAAACTTTTTCTTTTTTAGTTGGAATTCCACTATTTCCAACACCTGTTTTATTTAATTGTTGTGCACCCTTTGTTTGAGCAAATCTTTCAGTTTGATTTTTTTGAAGTTCTTTTGAAAGTTCACCAGTCTGTCCAACTAATTCTGTATATTTTTTTATTTGTTGATTAATAGGAATACCTTTGTTTCTAATACCTATTGCATTTTTAGGGTCAGGTTTAGAAACTCCTGCTGCTTCTTGTGTAGCAACTAAAATTGATGATAAATCATTTCTTGTTTTTACATCAGTAGATGATTCATCTATCACATTTGAATATGCTGTTGATGGTACATTTGGGTCATTTTTAAGTAATGGGTCTATATCAGCTTTAGGAGCATTTGCTTGCTCTTTTTGTGCTAATTTTACCTGTCCCAATTTTCTAGCATCTAATAAATTAGCAGGGTTTGGTTTTTTTAACGTTGGAATTTTTGATGGTACACCATTTTTTGGTAAACCAGAAGAAGATTTTAATTTTTCAAATAAATCTCCTGCTGTTTTTGGAAATATCTCTTTAAGTACACTATTAGCCTGCTTCTTAAAGTTGTTTTTACTATTAATAGTAGTGGATGTTTTTGAACCCGCAGGTAAGTTTTCATTTTCTGAAGTTGTGCCTGTTAATTTAATTAATTTTGAAGATAAATCATTTCTTAATACCGGGTCATCAGCTGTTTCATCAATTGTATTTGAATATGATGTTTGTGGTAAATCAGGATCGTATTTTAATACCGGATTATCTTTTGCGTTTTTAATTTTCAAACCAACTTCTTGTTGACCTGATTTTCTTGCTTTTGCTAAATCAACAGGATCTGGTTTTGGTACATTTACTTTTCCAGATGGTGTTAAACCTGGTTTTGGATTTATTTCTTCTTTGGATTTACCTAATTGATTTTTACCAGTATGAATATTTGCAGTTTGTGCAAATAGTTCAGGATATACTTCTTTATATGCTATATATTGAGAAGATAAATCATTTCTAGAACCAAGATCTTCATTTGTAAAATCAATTGTTGATGAATATGGTGCTAAACTATCATATTGAACTTCTAAATCAGATTTTTTTGCAAAGTTTTGCTGTCCATCTTTTCTAGCACCAAATAATTTTTTACGAACTTCTTTTTTTGCCGCACCTATCAATCCACCTAAAATTTGATTACCTATTTGTTTTGGTGTACCTTTTGCATTTTTAGCAAGAAACTTTCCAACAATAGTACCTTTAGCATCTTCTCTAATTTGTGCTAAAGTTGTCATTGTATCTGGTTCTTTACCTGCCTTAAATTTATCATTAAGAGAAATTCTTGTTGGTATTAAAATTGTTGGTGGTACTACACCTAATTTAGCTCCTAATTTAGATACACTGGATTTTGCTTTATTAATTAAATTTCCTAAGATTCCAGAATCTCCAGCAGTTCCAGTTGCGCTTTTCATATCATCTACTGCATTAGTAGATTGTCTAGTTACTCTTATAAGTTCAGTTGCATATAATAATGGTGATGATAATGTTCTTATTATTCTTAATCCTGTTGTTTCTTCTTCAAATCTAGTTTCTCTTGTTCTTTGCGATAACCCTTGTCTAATTTTAGTAGCTAGTTTGAATGGTAAATTTAATTCCGAAGCATATGGAATTATAGGAGTATCTTTACTATTTTTAATATCGTATTCCTCTGCGGCAGTTTTACCACTTGCCAACTTTTTATTCTTAAATAATTCTAATAATGTACGTCCCATTAGCTATGTCTAAATGAATTACTTGTTTGTTTATCTACTACTGAAGATACTTTTGATGTAACCTTTGTACCATCCATAATAACTGCAATCTTTCCGGCTTGCATGTCTGCTCTCAATCCTTTTAATTCAGATATTAGTTCATCCATCTTTGCTCTATCTGCTTCTTTTTGCTCAGCACCTGCTCCGCCTTCACCTATACCTAATATTTCAGTTAATCTTAAAGTTATTTCTCTTATTGCACCCAAAGCAACTATTCCAGGTAATGCCATTATACCTGCTGTTCCTAAAAATATTAAAGATGATGATAATCCAAATAAAGCAAGTGATAACAATGCAATAGGTCCAATCATTTCTGCTAATCCAGATAATACACTCATAATTTGTGTTATACTTGTTGCCACCGGTTCTAACACTCCACCAAGTTGTCCCATCCCATTAGCTAATATAGAAATTCCTGTTCCTAAAATTATCAACGCAATACCCAATCCAATAAGAGCTGCTATACCTGCACCAAATACTAATGCACCAACTCCAGTAAACATAATTGCACCTAAAGCAAAAACAGCTGCTGCAAATATTACCAATCCTGCTGCCGCTGCTATTACAGCATCCATACTCAATCCTGCTAATAAACTCATAGCATATGTGAATGGAATTAAAGCAACTCCTAATATTGCTAATGCTACTGAACCTACAATTATATCTGCGGCAAATTTACCTATTACATATGCAATTCCAGCAAATGCTGCTAAAGCAATTCCACCAAATAAAACTGCTGTCCAATCTACTCCTGCAAATTGTTGAAATCCTAAAGCACTTAAAGCAATTACACCAGCCAATAATCCTAATACCAAAACTCCTTTAAGTGCGTTATCACCAAATGATTTTAATCCTTTTCCTAATGCTACTAATGCTGTACCCGTTGGGATTCCTAATAATGCAATTGCTGCCATACCAATTGCACCAGCGGTCATAATTGCAAATGCTAAAGCTGAAACAGTCAATGCTAGTGCACCAACAAATACTTTACCATCTGCCATTTTTTTCAAACCTTTTGCTAAATCTTCTAATCCTTTACCAACTGAACTTACATTCATTTTTGATAATACAAACAATGTTGGTAAACCAGGTAACATTCCTAAAAATCCCAAACCAGTTGGAATTAAATTTAATGCACCAAATAAAACTTTACCATCACCCATTGCCTTTAATCCTTTAGCAAGGTCTTTTAATTTATCACCTATACCTTTTCCCTTTCCTACTTTATCGGCTGTATCACCTACTTTATCTGCTCCACCAGTTACATCTGGTTTTGTTCCAAATTCTAATTTTTTACCAAACATACCCGCAACTTTAGTTGCCGCAGCTTTAAGCATATTTTTTACAAAACCAGCAGATGAACTAACTATACCTTTCATATCAATTCCCAATGCTGAAAGACCTGTACCTAACTGTCCTGCTGCTATAACCATAGAACCCATTCCCTTCAATGCAGTTCCTAAACCAGTTGTTGCAAATGCAGTAAAAGATTCTTGTATTTTTTCAAAAGTTGTTAATTGTAAAGTACCATCATCATTTAATTTATCTTGGTTCTTTACCATTTTATCCATTTCTTCAACAGACAATCCTAATGTTTTTGCAGCTTGGCGTTTTTGGAATATATTCATCTTTTCCCACTCAGCAACACCACCCATTTGGTTAAGTACATCTTTTACTGCTGCTCCTATTTCTCCTTCAAATGCCAATCTTCTTGCATTATTAAGATTAATATTTTTACCAAGCATTGCACCTAATTCTAATTCATTATTAATTGATTCTTCAAAATCTAATAATGAATCAGTAACTTTTGTTAATGAATCCATATTAACGCCAAGTCTAGCTGCTGCTACTGCTGCTTCTGCAATATTTTTTCCGCCATCTTTACCATATTCTGCAAATGCTTTGGCTGATTTAGCAACATCTTTCATTACAGCCGATGGCATTACTCCTTTTTGTTTTGCTAATGCCTTTGTACTAGCTGCCATATCAGCTGCTATTGATGCCGAATTTCCATTTAATCTCGCAAAGTTACCGGTTAATGATGCTGCTTCATCACCGGTAATACCCATATTCATAGCCATTAAGTTGGTATTAAGTTGTGTACCAAATGATACATCTTTCATACCACCAAATTCTCTATTTAATCCTTCAGCTGTTTGTTGCGCATCTTTGAATACTAAGCCTAATGCTGTTGTGGATAAGGTTACGCCACCCATATACCCACCCATAGCTTTTATCGTTTCTCCTAATTTATCCGCAGCGTATCCAGCTCCTATTAAAGCGCTACCAACAAATCCTCTCCAACCGCTAAATAATATTTTTGCAGTACCAATTACCCCTCTTATACTTTTTTCAATCTTTTTATAAGCATCAATTTGTCCTTGAATAATTTCTTTTTGTTCTCTACTTATCGTTGCATATTGACCCGCTATATCTAAATTTTTTCCTTGTCTTTCTAAAATTTTATCAAATTGTAAAGCTTGAGCTTCTGTCAAACTCCCTATTGATTTTGCTTGTAATACCTGTTGTTGTATTGCATCTACTTGTTGTGCATATTCTGCTCTTATTGATTTTTGAGCTTCTACATCTTCAGGTCCTAATTCTGCTAATTTTTGTTGTAATGCTGTTAATTTATGCGTTTCACCTAAAAGGCCTTCAACCATTTCATATTTTTCAGATGTAGCATTTTCTTCTCTTAATGATGCTGCTAAATTTCCTGATGCTAGTTTAACACTTTTTGCCTGACTATCAGTTAATCTTTTATAAACATTACTTATTGATTCTAATCCTGATAATTCTTTTCCAGTTTGTGATAATATTCCTTTTTGTCTATCAGCATAAGTTCTTGCAGCCTCTAATCTTCTTTTTTGAACTTTTTCTAATTTTGTTTCAAGATTTTCAATTTTTCTTAACTTATCTAACTCACTGGCACTAATATCGTCAAGCTGATTTGCTTGTTTAATAGCTTCCCTCATCAACCTTATCCTTTCGGATAATGGTTTTGTAGTATCATCGTTAAAATCAATTCTATCTGCCACTAAAAATTAGTTTTTATAAATCTTTAATTAGTTTTCTAAATTTATCAGCATCCTTTTCCATCTTTTTCATAAATTCAATATGTTCAGGTGGAAGTTTAGCTTGTTCAGCTTTTTTAATAATTTGGTTTGCAGCTCCTTTTGATAATCCATCGAAAAATCTAGCTACAAACTTATCAGCCGCATCGAAGATTCCTTCTTTAATTTGTTTTTTATCTTTTGACATAGTTTCGCCTGTTTATATGTTATAAATATTGGCAAATAAAAAAGTGAGGATTATCTCCTCACTTTCGGCATGCTTGGCATTTTCATTTTAGATTGTGCTTTTTTATTTTCTTCAGCTTCTTTCTTTTTAAGGTCAGCCAATTTATTATAATAAAAGTTTCTAAGATATCTTGGCATATGATACACTTCCCACCAAGTAAACCCATTACCAAATTGAAGTAATTCCCAAATTTGGGTATGTAATTGAATCTTATAATCAGTTGGTAGGGTAAAAAAAGTTAATCCCGAAGGGAATATCCAGCGCCTCCGATTCGCCAGTTATTTCGGATACAAATACAAATCTCATATCCATATCAGGAGATATTTCTTTTACAAAATTTCTAAATGCTTTTGTATCTCTTGCTAAAAATTGATTTTGAACCCATCTATTAATAAATCCTCTATCAGAATTTCCATCAACAGATGTAATCATATATCTAAATCTAGTTGTTACATCTGAAGCCAAAGATGTTGCTTTATTTAATCTTTCTAAAGCTTGAACTTCTTTGTTTATTTCAATTTCATCTTTGTGATTTAATAATCTAAATTCAATTTCTTTTCCATTTGATGGTAAAGAAAATTTATATCTATTTTGACGATTTAATTTTGAATAATCAATATCTTTTGTTTGTATTTTTGATAAATCAATTGTTGTTTTTTGTCTTTCACCTGTAAATGGGTCACTAATTTCAACATCATAATCGGCACCATATCCTAAGATACGGGTTGCTAAAAGGATTGCATTTTTATCACCAATATAAACGTCATCAATATTCAAACCTGGTTCAACAACAACAGATTCAAATAATTTATCTAAAACTACACCCTTTTTAATAAGGTTTTGAGAAGCTAAAATATCTTCTTCTTTTGCGGTCATATATTTCAATTCAATAGTTCCTTTTGCTAAAGGATGTCCTTCTGGGTAAACCAATCCTTGAGAAGGTAATTCAATTACTTCTGTAGGGAAATCAAATGTTTTAGAAGGTGCTACTTTTGGAGCTTCATAGGTTTCTTCAACCTGTTTATTAACGATTTCTGCCATAACAATATGTATTTTTTATGTTTGTATATATAAATACATAACTTTGAAAAAATTGGAAAATAAAAAAGGGATACCTTTTGAGTATCCCTTATTTTTATAGTTTTTCTTAGATTAGAATTCAAGAATTGCGTAATCGTAAGATAGTGTTAATTCAATTGATGCAGGTTCATTAGAATCAAATGCCACATCACCAAAGTTTGCCTGAGAGATGAAAGCTCCTTTAAGTTTCCACTGCTCAATCTTATCACCAACAGGACCTAACATATAGAAATCTATATCTTTTTTGTAGAAGTCTGCGTAGCCATCTCTACCAGTAATAGATTCATGTGATAAACGAACCCACTCCATTACCGCTTGTGCTCCAGATGGAACAATTGGGTCAAAAAGTGTGATTGTTATATCTTGCCACTCACCTTTACCTTTCAACTTTCTTTTTACGTTGATATGGTCAAGAGTTACAACTTCAAATTGGATTGAAGGTCTTGCTGCTGCCTTTACTAAATAAGATTGGATACCATCTATTTCCATTACATAGCGGTTCTTCATCTTAGGCTCGAAGTTCGTATAGAACATCTTGTCAAACTCTAATATTTCTGCCATTTTACTTTCCTTTTATTTTATATTAATAAATATCAATTTATTTCAAATCCATATTATGCTGAGAAAGATGCCCCAGTTGGTAAGATGTTGAAATCTATTACAATAAATTCCGCCGTCTTAGCCGGTTGTAAAAAAATCTGTCCTGCTAATATGTTTCTGTCAATTACATCAGGTGTGTTGTTGGTTTCATCCATTACAACTCTGAATGCGTAAAGACCTTGTCTTTGTTGTACTGCTTCCAAATAAGGATTAACAGTGTTAAGGAATCTTGCTCTAGTTGTTGCTGTGTTTTGTTCGAACACTAAGAAACGAGAAGTAGATGCTACGAATTTCTTAACAGTGATAAGTAATCTTCTTACGTTGATTCTATCTAATGCTGAAGCCTTATCTTGCAATGTCTTCTGTCCGAATGCTACAATACCTTGTCCAGGGAATGCTGCAATTGG